CGGTGAGTACAAGTCAGCGCAGTCTGAGATGGGGCTTTGGTATATTGCCAAGGGTGTGGCCTACACATGCCGCATTTCAGTGCCGCCAGAGCCAGGGCGATTTGTCGGCCAGATCACAGTCGGATGGGCAGCAGAGCCAGAAGACATGGACAGCGCCCGTGCAATGCTGCAAATTGCCGCAACAATGCTTTCAAGGAGTAAACAGTAATGGATTGGCTAAAACAAATTGCGCCCACAATTGCCACGGCAATGGGTGGCCCACTGGCCGGCATGGCAGTGTCTGCCATCTCCAAGGCCATCGGTGTTGACCCCGACAAGGTGGGCGACCTGATCTCCAACAACAAGCTGTCAGCAGAGCAGATCGCTCAGGTCAAGATGGCTGAGATCGAACTGCAAAAGCAAGCGCAAGAGCTTGGCCTCAACTTTGAAAAGTTGGAGGTCGAGGATAGGAAGTCAGCGCGGGAGATGCAGGCCACCACCCGCAGCCTGATGCCACCAGTACTGGCGGGTACAGTCACAGTCGGCTTTTTTGGCATCATGGTGATGATGTTTATTGGTAAAGTGGACAGCGCCAACCCTGCCATCTTGATGATGCTGGGCAGCCTTGGCACGGCATGGACGGGCATCATTGCCTACTATTTTGGATCAAGCGCTGGATCACAAGCCAAGACCGATTTACTCTCTAAGGCAGGGCCAGTGAAATGACCGAAGACCAGCTTGTCGAAATGCACATTGACCCGTCATGGCTGGAACCGTTGACGGCAGCGTTTACGAGGTTTGAGATCAACACACCAGAACGCCAAGCGGCATTTATCGGCCAGTGCGCGCATGAGTCGGCCAACTTCAAGACGCTGCAAGAAAACCTGAACTACAGCGCCAAGGGCTTGAACGCCACATGGCCCAGCAGATTCCCGTCAGAAGCCGAAGCGCAGCCCTATCACCGCCAGCCTGAAAAGATTGCCAACAAGGTCTACTCTGGCCGCATGGGCAACCTAGAGGACGGCGATGGCTGGAAGTACCGTGGCCGTGGCTTGATCCAATTGACCGGCAAGGACAATTACCGGCTGGCCTCAGATTCATTGGGCGTGGATTTTGTCAAAGACCCCGACCTTGTGCTGACCAAAGAATATGCAGCCCTGACAGCGGCTTGGTACTGGAACAAACGCAATCTGAACAAAGAGGCAGACGCCAAAGACTTTACAGGCATGACAAAAAAGATCAATGGTGGCGTGATTGGCTTGGCCGACAGGGTGGCGCACATCAACACGGCCCTTGGTGTTTTGACCGCATAAGGTGAAATAATCACCTCATGGCCAATGTCAAGCAACAATTAGAGACGCCTTCACTCTCACCTCTGGGTTATCCACCAGAGGTGTATGAACGCCGGAACTTGAACGAGAACAATGGCGCACTGAACATTTTTGCCAGAAAACTGACTTCCGTCCTCGGCTCGCTGTTTGGGCCAAGGGGCGGCAAGTTTATGAACAACCCCTACGGGGCGTTTCAAAGCACTGTAGACCAGACGGCAGCGCTGGCCAATACGGCCTACGCCATGACACTGAACACCACAGACTACGCCAACGGCGTGAGTGTGGCAAGCAGTTCGCGGATCACAGTGGCCGATTCCGGCATCTGGAACTTGCAGTGGTCTGGCCAGTTTGAAAACCCTGACTCACAAGACCATGATGTACGGGTCTGGCTCAAGATCAATGGGACTGTGGTTGTCGGCTCGACTGGATTTTTTGCAGTGCCAAGCAAGCATGGCTCGGTCAATGGCCATGCCTTAGTTGGCTGGAATTATTTTTTGAGCTTAAATGCAAGTGATTATGTTGAGCTTTGGTGGGAGACCGACAGCACTCAGGTGAGCATTCAGGCTTATCCGGCAGCAGGAAATTACCCCTCAACGGCGTCACTCATTGCGACAATGAGCTTTGTGTCCAACCTACCGACAATATAGCCATGTACATCCCACTAAAACTACCCCCAGGCATCTACAGGAACGGCACGGAGTACCAAGCTGCGGGGCGCTGGTATGACGCAAATCTGGTGCGCTGGTACGAGAACACCCTGCGGCCAATGGGCGGCTGGAGGAAACGCTCGGCAAGCCAGATGACGGGTCTGTGCAGGGGCTTCATCACTTGGCGCAACAACAGCGGAGAGCGATTTATTGCTGCCGGTACGCAATCCAAGCTGTACGCCATGAACGAGGCTGGGACACTCAAAGAAATTACCCCTACCGGAATCACTGCCGGCATTGCCGATGCCACGATCAAGACCGGCTACGGATACAGCACCTATGGCTCCTTTGCCTATGGTGTGGCCAGACCTGATCTTGGTGGGCTGATCCCAGCCACCACATGGAGTTTGGACACATGGGGCGAGTATCTGGTGGCCTGTTCAAGCGCTGACGGCAAGCTCTACGAGTGGCAGCTTGGCTTTACAACGCCGACACTGGCTGCGGCCATCACCAACGCACCAACCGGCAACAAGGCTCTTTTGGTGACTGCCGAGCGCATCCTGTTTGCCCTCGGCGCTGGTGGCAACCCCCGTAAGGTGCAGTGGTGTGACCAAGAAGACAATACTGTCTGGACGCCACTGTCCACCAATCAGGCGGGTGATTTTGAGTTGGCCACTGTTGGCACATTGATTGCCGGCAAGCGCGTCAAGGGTGTCAACCTGCTGTTCACAGATGTGGATGTCCACACGGCAACCTATATCGGCGCACCATTTGTGTACGGCTTTGAAAAGGCCGGATCTGGCTGCGGCCTGATCTCGGCTCAAGCCGTGGCGGCCATAGACACGGCGGCCATTTGGATGAGCAAGTCTGGTTTCTGGACTTATGACGGCTATGTCAAGCCGCTGCCCAGCGATGTGTCGGATTATGTGTTCAGCAACATGAACTTCAACCAAGCATCCAAGGTCTACGCTGTCCACAACAGCCAATTTGGTGAGATCTGGTGGTATTACCCAAGCAGCGGCAGCAATGAGAATGACAGTTATGTCACCTACAACTACCGCGAAAACCACTGGAATATCGGCTCATTGGCGCGTACCGCTGGCACTGATGCGGGTGTGTTCACCAACCCGCTGCTGGTCTCAAGTGATGGCTACATCTACGAACATGAGGTAGGTTTTGCCTATGACAGCGCCAGTGTTTTTGCTGAGTCTGGGCCAGTGCAGCTTGGCAATGGCGACAACATCATGTCTGTGCGGCAAGTTGTGCCGGATGAGCAGACCTTGGGCGAGGCGGTGGTTTCATTCAAAACCCGCAATTACCCCACGGGTGCTCAGTCCACATTTGGGCCATACACGGCGGCCAACCCTACCGATGTCCGGTTTGCGGCGCGGCAGGTCAATGTCAAGGTGACGGGTGCGGTGCTGGCCGATTGGCGTATTGGGGTGATGCGGCTGGAGGCGGTGGCCGGCGGCAAACGATGAGCGATTCTGAGCACTTGAAGAGACTGCGCCATCATGTGGAGGCTGCTTTAGAATACTCTGGAGGCACACACAATTTTGACGATGTTGCCGAGATGGTGGGGGATCACAGATTGCAGTTGTGGCCAGCCTCAAACTCGGTGGTATTGACAGAGATCATTGTCTATCCGCGACTCAAGAACTTGCATTACTTCTTGGCTGGTGGCGACCTAGATGAACTCTCAAGGATGCGACCAATGATCGAATCCTGGGGCAAGTCGATTGGCTGCACCAGAGTGACTTTGGCAGGCCGCAAGGGCTGGGCAAAGACATTTTTAAAAGACGAAGGTTACAGGCCACAGTGGTCTGTACTTGCAAAGGAGTTGTAAATGGCAACAATTGACGAGTTAGGTCTGACCCCGTACCAGCGGATCATGGGGCAAATGACGCCGGCCATGAATCCGTACACGGGCGCAGGCCAAGCACTTGGTGGTTATGACCCAGAACTCTACAGGCGCATGAGTGGATCAGGTCTGATTAATCTTGGTGTTGGCGGTGGCATGGGCGGCGGCGGTGGCATGGGTGGTGGCGGCGGTGGCGATTACACCCCGACCCCTAGTGATTGGGACAATATGACCAATTCACAGAGGGCTGCTTATTACGCTGAAAACCCAAACATGGCATCGGTCACAAGGGGACTTCAAAGTCTTTTTGGCAATACGCTGTATGGTAAGGCGCAAGCATACTTTAACCCTGGCTTTGTGAGTGAGCAAAGAGCGCTCACAAGTCTAGACCCTGCCGCATACCAAGCCGCAAAAGAAAGTTTCCGCGCCAGTGAGATTGCAGCAATGAACGCTGGCTATCCAAGCACTATTAGCCCTGAAGCACAGTATGGCTTTGTAGCAGAGCAACCTGGCTCACTTCCACCAAGCCCTGAAGCACAGTATGGCTTTGTGGCAGAGCAGCCTGGATCAACAGCACCAGATACAGGCGGTGGCGGCAGCTACAGCGCTAGCGATTATGGTGGCTACAGTGGTTCTGAAACTCAGTCTAGCGGCGAATCCTACGCCAACTTTAAGGGCGGCATGGTTACCAATGTATTTGGCCCCAACCCAGCCGGCCCAGATGACGGTGCTGGCATGTTGCAGCTTGGCGAGTATGTCATCAAAAAATCAGCGGTCAAGAAGTACGGCCAAGGGCTGCTGGACATGATCAACGAAGGCAAGATTCCTGCCAAAAAATTGAAATCTTTACTGGGATAAGGGGCACACAATGTCTAAAGGCGGCTCTCAAACATCGTCAACCTCAATTGATCCACAGATCAAAGAGGCTTTTCTACAAAATGTCCAGCAGGCCCGAAATGTGGCCGGTGCATTGCCCGTCCAGCAGTTTGCTGGCTACAACCCTCTTTATCAGGCTGGTGAGGAGGCAATCGTCAATCAGTCTCTGACCCCGTTCAGCGGTGCAGACATTGGCGCGTTTATGAATCCGTACCAGCAGGAGGTCATTGACCGCAGCCTTGGCGACATTGAATCAAGCCGCCAGATGCAAGACCTCAGAGATCGTCAGGCCGCTACACAAGCCAGAGCCTTTGGTGGCTCACGCCAAGGTGTGCAGTCCTCACTGACCAATGCCGCTGCCCTCAAGCAAGCCGCTGACCTGTCAGCCAACCTGCGCAATCAGGGCTATGGCCAAGCTGCGCAGTTGGCTCAATATGCCCGTGGCCAGAATCTCCAAGGCGGCCAGAATGTGCTGGCCTTAGGCGGTGCGCGTCAAGCGTTTGAGCAGCAGCAATTGGATGCGCTGCGCAACATCGGCATCCAGCGTCTGGGTGTATCTCAATCAGGTCTTGGCTTTAACCCTGCCGCACTAGGTGGCAGCACAACAACGCCATACAGCCGCAATGTCGGCTCTGGTCTTTTGGGCGGTGCTTTGGCTGGCTCTCAGTTGGCGGGACTGTCTGGTGGCGCAATCGGTGGCGGCGAAGGTGCAGCAATTGGTGCATTGCTTGGCCTAATTTGATAGGGGATAAAAAATGGCTACTCCATTTGATTTTGCAAACATCGGCAGCATGTTCGGCGGCGGCATGGGTGGCACGCCATCGGGTCTTGATGCGCTGCTGAACGAAGACCAGCGCAAGCTGATGAATCGGAATGCAGCCCTGTCAGCGGCTGCTGCACTGCTGCAAGCCAGTGGCCGCAGCACTACCCCCATCGGTCTCGGCCAAGCGCTTGGATCGGCCTTGCAGGCTGGCCAGCAGGGCTACCAACAAGCGCGTGCTGGGTCTCTGCAAGACTTGGTGCTGGGTGAGAAGCTGAAGGAGGGTCAGATGTCAAGAAAAAGACAGGCTGACATTGAGAAAATTATTGGCACAGGTGTGCGTCCTGCTGTTGCAGGTGTGCCAGCGCAGCCAATTTTGGGCGAAGATATGTTTGGCCAGCAAGTGGGAGAGGGAGTTATCCCTGCTGTTGCTGCACGCCCTGCTGGGTTTGACATTCAAGCAATTGCGCCACAGTTGATGGCACAAGGCCCAGAAGGCCGCAAAGCATTTAGTGATTTGCTTGCAGCGCAAAAGACATTGATGGGTGACACCTTTAGCCTTGCTGAAGGTGCAAAGCAATTCCAGCGTGACCCCATCACTGGCGAAGTGCGTGAAGTTGCTGCTGGTGCGCCTAAGAAAGAGCCTGTGCCTGCAACGCCAAGCGATATTCAGGGCTTTAATCTTGCAAAACAGCAAGGCTACACAGGCAGTTTTATTCAATATCTAAACGCAATCAGGCCACCAAGTTCTACGACTATCAATATGCCAAGCGAGGGCGAGCGCAAGTCGGCGGTGTTGGCTAACCGATTGAACTTCAGCGTTGGTCAGATGAACAGCGCCATCAACGCTGATCCTTCTGCGGCCATGCCAAAAACCACATCCGAAGTGGCTAGATTTTTGACTAGAAGCGATTTCCTGCCCAATGTGTTGAACAGTCAGCAGCGCCAAGTTGTTGAGGCGGCTCAAATGGATGTTTTGGATGCTGCCCTCACTTTAGGTACAGGGGCGGCTTATACGATCCCTCAGTTGGAAAGCTATAGGAAATCGTATTTCCCGCAAATTGGGGACTCTAAAGAAACAGTACAGTCTAAGCAAGATCGTTTAATGAACTTGCTGAAGTCTGCTGAGATTGCATCTGGCCGTGCAGCCGGACAAATTTCCTCTCCAATGCCCAAGCCAGTAGGCACACCTGCGGCTCGCAATATAACTGTGGATTACTGATATGCCATATTCAATCACCACAAAAGACGGCATCACAATCAACAACATCCCTGACGATGTTGCGCCTGACTCTCCGGCGTTAAAGCAAAGAGTTGCTGCAATTCGCGACATGGGGCCAGAGCGTGGCGTAAGTGCTACGCCTGCGCCAAGCCAAGAAGGTGCTTTTAGCCGAGGTCTTGGCCTTGCCACTAGGGCCATGGCGCCCACACTGGCTGGTGCGCAATTTGGATCTTTGGGTGGCCCGTTTGGCACGGTGCTTGGCTCTATGGCTGTGCCAGCGGCTGATGCAACCAATGCACTCATCAACTTGTTGGCCTCGCCGTTTACAGATAAACGCTTAATCCCAGCCTCACAAGCCATTCAAAACTTAATGACCAGTGCTGGCGTTCCTGCCGCACCAGAGACGCAAACACCTACAGAGCGCGTTTTGTCTACTGGATTAGAAGCCTCTACTGGTGTTGCCCGAACCATTCCCGCCTTGATTAGTGCGTCCACCACAGCAGCCTCACCCGTTGCGCGTGGCGTAGCTGGGCAACTTGCCACAGCCCCTGGCACGCAGGCTGTGGTCACGCCAACCTCCGTGATGGCAGGCCAAGCGGTTACAGAAGCAACAGGAAACCCACTGTATGGGGCAGCTACAACATTGGGAACTGGCTTTGCTGGAAGCATCAAGCGACCACAAAAAGAGCAAGCCTTGTCTTCTGACGCACTTAATAAAATTGCGTCAGACAGATACGATCAATTGCAGGCTTCCGGCGTGCAGTTGAAAACAGACGAGTTTGTCGATTCAATGAGCAAAATTGCAAAGGGTTTGCGCCAAGAGGGGTACACGCCAACGGGGTATCCAAAGGTTACAGGCGCGATCCAAGAATTGACATCTACCGCACAGCCCAAAGATTGGACTGAAATTCAAGCGTTACGCAAAATGATTCGCAGTGGTCAAACAAGCATGGACTCTGAAGAAAGGCGCTTGGCCTCCATCTTGCTGGATGAATACGACAACTACCTGATGACTGTTCCTAAAAATGCCATTGCATCAGGGGACATGAAAAACACGGGTGATCTGTGGTCACAAGCCCGAACTTCTTATTCAAGAATGAAGAAGTCGGAAGTGTTTGAGGATATGCTAAACGAGGCCAAGCTAGATCGCAGCAAATTCACTCAGTCTGGTGAAGAAAATTCTTTGGCAAAGCAGTTGCGACAACTTGCAAAGAACGACAAAAAAATGCGCCTGTTTACCAAAGAAGAGCAGGCTGCAATTGAGCAAGCGGCTAAAGGCAACACTGTACAAAACATGCTCAAGTTCTTTGGCCGTTTTGCCCCCACTGGCCCTGTAAGCGGTATGTTTACTGGAGGCGCAACAGTTATGAACCCAGCCCTTGGTTTAACCATGGCTGGTACAGCGGCTGCGTCACGAGTTGGTGCAACAAATATGCGCCGTGGCAGCGTAAATGAACTGTCTAATCTCATGCGCATGGGCAGCGCACCACCGACAGTCGGTGGGCCGTTTAGGGCTACAGCCCCCACAACAATGCGGGGCTTGTTGTCTTTTGAAGACCTTGAGCAGCAACAACGAAATTTGATGGGAATTCAATAATGCTTGGCTCTTTGACAGCCCTGCACCAAAAGGAAAATCATGGCCCTGCTTGATGAAGAAGAAACCGGCGCTGCTTTTGGATTTTTTCCACAAATGCAGCCACGGCGTAGGCTGCAAGATGTGCAGGGTTCTGCCAACCTGCCGGTGGATGTGACCCGTGGACGGCTGGCTGGTCTGCTTGGCCTAATACCTGATGTGCTGAACTTCATGGGTAGAAGCCCCATGCCTACTGAAACATTTGGCGAGACGCAATACAACCCCAGACCGCAACTACCCTACGACACTGATTTCTATCTCAAAAACCTTCCCTTAGCCCCAACATCAAGGGCTGGCCAAGTTGCAGGACAAGCGGCATCGTTTGTGCCTTTGAACCCAGTTCCAGCAGTCAGGGCATTGGGCGCAGGGGCTAAGGCGCTTGGCCCGACAGCGGCTGGCATGACTGAGGGCTACTTGCAGAGGCAGGGGTTTATGCCTGGTGTTGTGCCAGCGCAGCCATCAGGTCTACTGACACCAGAAATCCCAGCGCCAAAACCACAAGCACCAGTGTCTGATCTTGGGTTTTACTCTGCTGCCGAACAAGCAGCGATGAACTTGCAGCGCGGCAAAGGCACAGGACAGTCTTTCTTGAATGACTTGATGAAAGCCCCTGATGTCAAAAAAGATGAGCTGCAATACACGGGGCTTGATGACTTTTTGAAAGACAAGCCCAATGTGACTCGCCAAGAGGTGCAAGACTTTATTGCTGGCAATCGAGTTGATGTAAAAGAAAAGCAACTAGGCGAAATGGGTGGGATGCAGGCGCGTCAGATTGCTGTAGATGACATCACTGAAACGCTTAAAGCTGGCGGCATGTTTGACGATGATGCGCAATATGCTTTGCGCTCTTGGCAAGAGGCTGCGCCAGGGTCAATAATGGATATGCAAAATAGGGTTTTGTTAGAAGAAAAGTTAATCTACTCAGGCGAAAACCGTACTGTTGCAGATTTTTTAGACTCTGGCGCAGCACAAACAGACTCAACAAAATTTGCCAGCTACACCCTGCCAGGCGGCGAGAACTATCGTGAGATTTTGCTGACTTTGCCAACAAAGCGATTAAATGAAAACGAGGCTCGCAAAGTTCTTGGGGCTAGGCCAGATGCAAAATTAAGCGAAGCTGATATTTCATACGCATCACGCAAAGCTGTGGATGAGTACAAGTCATCTCACTTTGACGAACCCAACATCCTGGCTCACATGCGGGTCAATGACCGCATAGACGCTGACGGCAAAAAGATGCTGCTGATTGAAGAAGTGCAATCAGATTGGCATCAAGCTGGTAGGGAGAAGGGGTACAACACGCCACAAGCTAAAGCCCAAATGCAGAAAAAATTGGATGATTTGGATGAAGAAAGAAAAAATTTACGTGATGAACAAGCAAAACTAGAAGAAATGGCAACGCCATTTACTAGCCAAAACAAAGATGCGCCACGTGAAATTTTAGATAGGTGGAACATTGTTTCAAATAGATTAAATAATTTGCAACGCGAATACGCCCCTATTGCTAATCAAATTTCTAGTGGATCAGTTGGCGTCCCAGACGCACCCTTTAAAGACACATGGCATCAACTGGCGCTGAAACGGGCGCTGAAGGAGGCGGTGGACAAGGGTTATGACAGGATTGGTTTGACCACAGGGGCGCAGCAAGCCAAGCGCTATGACTTGAGTAAGCAAGTTGGAAGCGTGCGATGGGCAAGCAATCCCGGCTCCGACGCAGGAAAGTTGACGGTAAGGGATTTGGATGGCAATGTAATCTTGCGTGAGCGAACTGCCACGCCAATTAAAACAACAGAACTTGCTGACTTTGTTGGCAAGGATTTGGCTAAGAAATTGGCTACTTCAGATGTAGCCAGCACAACCCCCTACGGTGACGAAATTCGTGAGTTATCTGGCCTTGATTTGCAAGTCGGCGGCGAGGGGATGAAGAAATACTACGATGAGATTTACCCTGCTTTCCTTAACAAGCAAGGCAAGAAGTACGGCGCACAGGTAGGAGAGACTCAGATCAAGGTCGGCGCTGACAGGGTTGAGCCTGGCATTGCAGCGCCCGGCATCGGTGTCGAGTTCGCTGCAAAAACAATTCCAGCGCCGTCTGAAAAAGTTCGCTACCTTGACATCACGCCAGAGATGCGTAAAGCGGTGCAGAAGGGTCAACCGCTGTTTACCGCAGCGCCAATTGGTGGCATTGGGACAGGCTTGCTCAGTGATGAGCAGCGCAAAGAGTTGTCAGGCTTGCTCGGCCCTTGACCCAAAAAACGCTGCCGTCAGTGGATCGATCTTGATCTTTCGATTCCTCTGACGGCGGCGTGCATTTAAAAAGTCTCTATCGTCAGCGCTCATCTTGTGGCGCTTTTTTCGCATGCGCTCCGCTGCCGTGAACGACTGCGGCCTTCTGGCATCCGGCTCGCTGCCAAGAGTCATCAGGGCTGTGGTCATGTTGCCGGTCTTGGTATACCCATGCACCCGCACCACGCCAGCCTTGCGTAATGCGCGCACATTGTCGTAGGCGGTGGTCAGGCAGCATGGCAGGCGCAAGGCTATGTCGGCCACACTCAACGGGCCAATGCTCAAGAGCCGGACGATGGCGGCTCTATAGACCGGCTTTAGACCGCGACTCATCTTGCAACCTGTTTCGCATCCGGCGGTTGTACTCGCGCTTGAGCATGATGCGAACCACCAGCGCTCGAGTGTGGGCGTCTGAAGGGATTGCATGGCCATAGCACTCTGGACTGAGCAGATCGTCCATGAACTCTATTGCAGCCTCCAACGCCGGCTCAAGTACATCACTCATAGCTTGTCTGCATCTTTCCTGAAGACCTGCACATTGGCGATCAAGGACGGCAGCTTGAATGCGTCCATAGCACCAGGTCTGCCGGCGAAGGGTTTGAGTTCAACAGGGTTGTATGCCCCGAGCGTTTTGTTCAGTGATGGTGGTGGTGTCTTATTCATGCTGACCACCACGCCACCAGTGCCGCAGCCAAGCCGCAGCCGATCACCAAGCACAGCAGATAGTCCAGCGCTGCATCGGCGCGATTGCTTAATTTGTTCATGTTGTCCCCTTGAGTTAATGTGTTACGAAGTTTACGCCAAATAAACAATATTGCAAAGTAGTCAATAAATGCAGGTGTTGCCGTTAAAATACACTCATGGAATCAGTTCAAGACATCAGAGACAGGGCCAAGGCCAGCGGGATCAGGATGAATGCCGTGTGCCGCGAGGCTGGCATCCAGCAGCCACAGGTGTCCAGATGGATGTCTGGCTCTGTCAGCCCTCTTTGGTCGTCTGTGAAGGCGCTGGCTGCTGCGCTTGATCGGCTTGTACAAGTCGATGTGGCCGGTCAAGATAAGACTCCAGCGCCAGCCGAATCAAAGCAGACCGCGACATCTTGAGGCCGCTGGCCACTGCTGACAGCTTGGTCATAGTCTCATCAGGAATGTGGGCTGCAATGTATTTCATGTGATCCTCAAAAGGTGGGGGCTACTCGCTGCGTCTGTGTTTCATTTCACTGCACGCCACAGCATCCGCTTTCGCCCCCGATTTTTTACCAATCAGCGTTATCAGAGGCCGCAGGCGCGGCTGACTTGCTGATGCCGAAGTCTGATGCAGCACTTGGCCGCGCACCACCCAGAGGCTCACCCTTGGCCACCAGCATGATGTTGTTCAGGCCAAACGACACGCCATTGTTGCCAGCTTGGGAGTAGGCATAGGCATTGAGCGATACCCGCCCGTAGTCACCTGACACGATGTCATTGCTGCCGAGCAGGTCTTGGCCATTGGCGTCCACAGCCCCAGGCTTATTCGTGCTCTTGGTGTTAAAGAAGAAGTGGCCGGCGTACTCTTTGCCCAGCGGCGCACCATCGGCCTTGGTTTCAGTGTCGCCATCACGCAAGGGGTTGCGTACATTCTTGGGGATCTTGTCACCAAACTTGGCCATCAAAGCCTCTTTAGCGGCAGCCTTCAATGCCACCACTGTCTCGGTGTCGGACTTGGGAACAAGCACTTGCGTGCTGAACTCATCCTTACCGTTCATCTCATTCTTGCGTGCGCTCATCACTGAGCAATAAACAAATCGGCATTTGCCGGTAACAACCCGTGTAGTCATAGCGTTTTTCCTGTTTAGCGTTAAAGCTGCGACATGCAGCAGTTGCATTGTATATCAATTATTTGTTGTTCTAAAAAGTTTTTTGTGCGAGACTCCGGACATGACTTTATTTCCACACCAAGAAGAGGCCAAGCAATTCCTGCTGGCCAATAGGCGCTGCATCCTTGCCGACCAGCCGAGGGTGGGCAAGACCCTGCCGGCGGCTGCGGCGGCGCTGCAACACCTACCGGCCATCATCGTCTGCCCAGCCATTGCCAAGACTGTCTGGGAGGCGGCATTCAACAAGCTCGACCCGTCAGTGCCAGTGCGCGTCATCACCGGCAAGAAGCAGGCGGCAGAGATTATTTGCTCTGGCGTGACCATCGTGAACTACGACATCCTGAGCAGTGTTACGACATTTTCAGGAATTAAAACTGTGGTCTTTGACGAGTGCCACAGGCTCAAAAACAACAAGGCCATCCGTACCAAGGCGGCGATGCTGATGATGAAAAAGATCGACAGGGTCTATGCCCTGTCCGGCACGCCCATCCCCAACCGGCCCATCGAACTCTGGCCGATCCTCCACGGGCTGGGCATCTACCGAGGCGGCTGGTTTGACTTTGCTGCACGCTACGCCAAGATGTGGTCAGCGCCCTGGGGCTTGGATGTCTCTGGTGCATCCAACATCCCCGAACTCAAAGCACTGATGCGACCCTTTGTCCTGCGAAGGAAGAAAGAAGACATCTTCATGGACTACAAGCAGCCACAGGTGAGCTTGGTGACCTTTGACCTGCCCGTAGACAAGCGTGAGCAATCCTTTGATGCCGATGCCTTGGTCGCCAATCCAAACGCTCTGATGGCCTTTGAAGGGCTGGCCGAGATCATGCGCGAGGCAGGCATGCGCAAGATCAAGGCGGCGTCCGAGTTCATCAGCGACCTGCTGCAATCCGGTGAGCCGGTGGTGGTGTTTGCGCATCACAAAGATGTCGTCCACGGGCTGGTGGAGGAACTCAAAGACCACAAGCCGGTGGTGGTGGTGGGCGACACGCCGGCCACCAAGCGCACAGAGAACATTGCGGCATTTCAGTCTGGCCAGACCAAGTGCATCGTGGGCAACATTGCTGCCATGTCTGAAGGGGTTGACCTGAGTGCTGCCGACACCATCGTCTTTGTCGAATGCACTTGGTCAACCTCTGCACTCGAGCAGGCGTCCAGCAGGGTGGAGAACATCAACAAGTCAGGGGTCAAGCCGGTCATTTACCTGCTGACCATCAGGGCATCACTCGACCACAATGTGCTGGCCAAGGTTTTGAAAAAGCAGAACATCGTGAATCAGATTATTTAAAGGAGAAAGCTGTGAAAAAGTTTTTTATTGTCAAATTTGTTTCTGCTTATTCTGGTCAAAAACAATCAATACAGTACGGCAGTAAAACGGCTGTACAAAAAGACATCAAATCTTACGCAAAGCATCATGGAGCATCAAATGTAAAAGTGTATGAATACACGCTTTCAAACATTTCAGATGCATTAAGTTTTACAAACAAAAAGGCCCAGCAATGACCCAGCACACTGACCGCAAACACGCCAGACTCTCAGCCTCACGCATGGACAGGGTCATGTCCTGCCCAGGCTCTTACCGGCTGGAAAGCAAGATGCCGTATGAGCCTGCCGGTGAGGCTGCTGCCATCGGCACGGCTATCCATGAGCTATCCGAGCGCATCCTGCGGGGCGAGGCGGTCAATCCCAAAGACCACCCAGACGATCACTTTGACATGGCCAACGAATACGCCACCTTCATCAATACGCTGGTCGAAAACCCCCGCAAGCGCATGATCGAGGTGAATGTGGACGCCGGCCTCAAGACCCTGCACCAATCCCTCGGCGGCACTGCCGATGCCGTGCTGGTGGACGGCGACCACCTTCATGTGGTCGATCTCAAGACGGGCCGAGTGCTGGTCGAGGCTGAGGACAACAAGCAGATGCTGACCTACGCTCTGGGCGTCATGCGCATGTTGAATGCGCCTGAAACGATTACATGCACCATGCACATATTCCAGCCCCGAGCCGGCCACAGCAAGTGGACAGTCTCGGGCGCTGACCTCATCAAGCACGGCCACGACCTGCTGGCCGCTGCCAACCTCGCGCTGACCGATGACGCGCCGACCAACCCATCCACCAGCGCTTGCCGCTATTGCAAGGCCAAGCCCATTTGCCCGAGCATGCGGCAGAAGGTGCAGGACAACGCACGCAAAGAGTTTGCAGATCTTGTCAAGCAGGCCGAGAAGGATGACACGATTGCAGTGCCGCATGTGACCCCCGACATGATCGAGCTTGCCCAGCTTGCAGCCATGTGGTCGGATGCAGTGCTGGAGTCGGCCAAGCGTCAGATCACCAGCGGGTGGCAGATCATTGGCTGGACACTGCGACCAGGTCGCAAGACCAAGTTCTGGAAGTCTGACGCCTTGGCCTACGAGGCGCTGAAGTCCTACCCACAGGCATTCGACCTGAAGTCGCCCTCAGCCATTGCCAAGCTGGACATCACCATCAGCGAAGACCTGATCGGTGAGAAGCATGCTGCTGCATCACTGGTCAAGGAGAAGCAGCAGTGAACCGCATTGAGTTTGGCGACTGCCGCGAAACCATGCGCCAGTGGGCTGCTGATGGCATCAAGGCGCAGACATGCGTGACCAGCCCACCCTACTACGGGCTGCGCGACTACGGCCATGAGGGGCAGATCGGACTTGAAGAAACGCCAGAGGAATACATCAAGGCAATGGTCGAAGTGTTTCGATGTGTGTGGGATGTGCTGGAAGACGATGGGACGCTGTGGCTGAACATTGGAGACAGCTATGCCAGGCAAGGTGGGCGTGAAAGTGACCAGCCCAGGCATTGGGATGGGCGTGAAAAAACATCAGGGTCAATGCACAACACACGGATGGCGCAAGACATTGGCTTAAAACCCAAAGACCTGATCGGCATCCCGTGGATGCTGGCATTTGCGCTCCGCGCCGATGGCTGGTATCTGCGCCAAGACATCATCTGGCACAAGCCAAACCCCATGCCTGAGTCAGTGCAAGACCGATGTACCAAGGCGCATGAGTACATCTTCCTGATGAGCAAGTCGCAGAAGTATCACTACGACCATGAAGCTATCAAAGACCCTGTAAAGCAAGATTGGGGTACACGGGACAGGACTGACGGCAAATATCACAATGAAGGTAGCGGTTTGCAGCCTCACAGTGGGCTTGAAAAGTCTTACGAGATGGCAAACAAGCGCAGCGTATGGACTGTTAACACCAAGCCTTACGCTGGCGCACACTTTGCCGTTTTTCCGTCTGACCTGATTGAACCTTGCATCCTTGCTGGCGCTGCTCCTGGCCAAGTGGTGCTTGACCCGTTTATGGGCAGTGGAACAACCGCTCAGGTGGCGCAAACCCTTGGGCGGCAGTACCTTGGGTGTGAACTCAATCCAGAGTACGAGGCGCTGCAAAAGAAAAGACTGAGCCAGATGTCTTTGAGTCTTGATTAAGGCCAAGGACTAGAATTGCTGTCCCGCAAAGAAAAACCCCTGACGGCGTGAACCATCAGGGGTAACTAGCCTCCAGCTAGAAGGAGAACAACTTGTCGTCAACCGCGAGATCAACAACATGAGTATTTTACCCAAAATATTAGAACAACAAACCTTTGGCGACATTGCCCAGCTACTCGCTGACAAAGGCTACGAGCCTGTACCTATCATCCGAGGTGAGAAGCGCCCAGCCCCTGCCAAGTGGCAGCAAGGCGGGTGGGAAGCCCACACCAGCCAGTACAGCGAGAACTACACCGGCATCTTGACGCGGCACACCCCGTGCGTAGACATTGATGTCAGTCACGAGGGTCTGGTGGCCGCCATCCGCGACATTGCCTACGATGTCATCGGCTGCTACGAAATGCCACCACCAAGGCGCATCGGGAACGCACCGCGTGAGCTGCTGCTGTTCAGGACTGAGGAAGAGTTTGCCAAGGTCAGCACCGCCACCTACGCTCTGAAGACCGACAAGCCCGATGCCGATGGCGTGGTCAAAGGCTCAAAGGTTGAGATTCTGGCCAGTGGTCAGCAGTTTGTGGCCTATGCCGTACACCCAACCACCGGCCAGCCCTACTCATGGAACGGCTCTGGTGAGCCTTTGCTGGTGGGCAGGGATGCACTGATGACCCTTGACGAGGCCCAAGCCCGTGAAATTATTCTGAGATGCGAGGCTCTGTTAAGTTTGCACGGCACGCTCATTGGCCGCAAGCCCATGACCTCCAGCATCTTGGCCGAGCGTAAGCCTGGTCAGCAAGAGGCCAACGACCCGATTCAGGCAACGGCTGCGCTGGCTCAGATGCCAAACCCCGACCTCGCGTTTGAGGATTGGCTCAAAGTGCTTTACGCCAGCAAAGGCGCGCTGCGCGATGACGGCCACGGCATCTTTATGGCGTGGTCAGCCAAGTCACACAAGCACGATGCAGCCTTTGCCGAGCGTGAGTGGCGCAAGGCCAAGCCCACCCAAATCGGTGCTGGCTCGCTCATCTGGATGGCGCGATCTCTTGGCTGGTCGCCCCTGTCGGTGGCCAAGACCGTGGCCAAGGTCGAGGTGATTGATGACGAGCCTGCCGGCTTAGTCTGGCCGCACATGACCGCAGGCAAGCAGCCCAAGCCGCTAAATACCCTTGAGAACTTTGCCGCACTGTCTGATTTTCTCAAGGTTCAGTATTCGTTCAACACCATGTCAGGCGAGGAGGTGGTGCATGTGCCAAACCTCAAAGTCATCAACGGCTATGAGGCCAACGCTGCCGTCACCCACATGGTCAGCCAA